GAACCGTTGAGAACTATATTGAAATTTGTAAAGTAATCTATAAGGAAAATCCATTGAAGGCTTCTTATATTCTTTCAGATTTAAGTATAGCTACATTGAATACAGAGGTGGCAGATTTTGCAAATTACAACTATAAAGTATTTATTACTAATACATTAAGAGATACAGAGATTATTAGTCAATTGAAAAACTTAATTCAACCTATTATCCAAAATAGTGGAGGAGATTTAAGAGTGGCTACAGAAATTCTCACTACAGAGAATGCTACAGAAGTTAAAAATGTCATTGCTAGAATTCAAGAGCAAAAAGAAGCTAAAGAAGAGCAAATGCAAAAATCTCAACAAGAGCAACAAATGCAAATGCAACAAATGCAGATTCAGGCTAAACAAGAGGAATTGAAGACTCAAAAACAAATAGCTGATGATAGAAACGCTGTAACATTAAAGTCTGCTGAATTGAATGCTCAGAGATTACAAAGAGCTAACGATATTGACCAAGATGGAACAAACGATTTGATTCAATTACAAATGGAAAAAAACGAAAATGAGTCAAGCGTAGAGCTTAATGATGCTAAAATAGCACAGATACAACTTCAGAATAAAAAAATTGAAACAGAAATTCAGATGATGAAACAAAAAGGTAAAAAAGATTAATCCCTTATAAACACTGGGCTCACCAATTAATTTTTTTATTATAAGAAAAAAATAATTTATAAAAAAATAATTTTTTTTCAATTTTGCAGTACAAAACAATTATTTTACACACACATAAAACAAACAAATATGCAAGAGAGCAATTTAGATTTTGACATTATAGAATTCAATGACGATCTTTTAGATGATAACAATTTGTCAGATAAAATAGAATCTATAAACGAAACAGAGGAAACAAATAAAGAGGATGATGATGAAGACCATGACTCTTCCCTAGTTAATCCTGATTTAATAGATGAAGACAATATTGATGATCTTGATCTTAATGAAGAAGAGAAGCAAGCAATCTTAAACAAGAAGAAAGAAGCTGCTTCTTCCAAAGAAGAAGATGAGGAGTCTTCAGACGAAGATGACGAAGAAAATTCAGAAGTAGATCCTTTAAAAATATTTGCTTCAGAATTACAAGAGAAAAACCTTTTAAATCTCCCAGAAGATTGGGATGGATCAGAAGATGCCTTGTTTGAAGCTTATGAAGCTACTTTAGATGAAAGAGCTCTAAATTTAGTAAAAAGCTCATATAAAATAGATGATCCTAGAGTGGATGGTGTTCTTAACTTTTTAAAGCATGGCGGAAATATTGATGATTATATCAATTTACACGCAGAAACAAATTGGGTGGATGTAGACATTGAAGACGAGGATAATGCTACAGCTCTAGTAAAGACATATTTAACTTCTGTTAAGAATCTTGAAGAAGAAGAGGCAGAATCGTTATTGGATGGGTATAAAGAAAAAGGAAAGCTATTTAATCAAGCTAGTAAGATTCAAGCTGATTTAAAAGTTTTTAGAGAGAAACAAGAAGATGATCTTATCAAATCTCAGCAAGAATATGCTCGTATCCAAAGAGAAGAGTATATTAAGAGTGTAAATAAAATCAGACAAACTATTCAAAGTGGTAAGAGTGATAATGTAGTTATTGCTAAAAACCAAAAAAGTAATTTTGAAGATTTTATCTTTTCTCCACAAGAGATAAGAAACGATAAGGGAGAGGTTGTAGGAAGAGCTACAGGATTTAAACAAAAATTAAATGAGTATCTTTCTGATCCTGAAAAAATGGTAGCATTAGCTTACAAAATATTTGAAGGATTGTCAGATAAGTCAGATAAAATTGAAGTGGCTAGTAAAGAAAAAAGCAAGTTGGCAGAAAGTTTGAGAAGAGCTTCTGGAAAAACAAAACCCAACACAATTAAATTAGAATTCATAAATTAAATATTCAAAAATAAAATTAAATTAACATGAAATTATCACAAAGTAAATTCGGTATTATAAAAGCTCCTACGATCACAGGTGATCGTAACTGGGGTATGAACTATACCAACTTAAACAATCTATATGCTGCTGGTTTGATTAAAACAGACGTAGATGCATTAGGCGGTATGGGTCAATTAGCGTCAATGAAAACATTGTTTGACGGTACTGCACCATTATTGGAACTTGCACAAGGTTCTGACACTATCACTATTGAAGGTGACAAAGTAGAATGGGAATTCATGGTTTCAGGATACAGACCAGCTCTTATCGTTGAAGACGTTGAACCAGGAAACTTGACAAAAGGTCTTGCTCAAAGAGAGTTTAGAATTAAACTTGACATTGGAACATTTGTAGAAGGTGATACATTGGTATTCACTGACAGCAAAAAATTCAACATGCGTGTAAGCAAAGCTCCAGTTAAAGAAGGTTCTTTCACAGTGTACACAGTAAAATTGATGACTGATAGTCCAAACTTGTTTGTTGACAACAGTTTGTTTACACCAGGAACAAGAGTAATGAAAATGCACTCTACTTATTCTGAGGCATCTGTAAAAGGTGGTTCAATGAGTGTTGATGCTATCGGTAAAATTAAATTCCGTTCTGGATTGACAAGATTTAGAAAGCAATACCAAATGACAGGAGATGCTGCTCAAAGAAAATTGAACGGTAACTTGTCTGAGGCAGATTTGTTGATCTTGGCAGGAAGAAAAGCAGGTGAGAGCCAACAAGCTTTCCAAACAAGAATTGCTAACGCATTGAGCAAGAAAAATACAGGTAACATGTATATCACTTCAGTTGCTGAGGTTAAATTCAACAAAGAATTTGAAATGGAAAAAGAACTTCACTTGATGTATCAAAGAAGTACTTCTACAGTTATTGACGAGTCTACAGGATACTTTGTAAACCAAGGACCAGGTCTTCAAGAGATTTTGGAAGATGGATACAGAGAATTCTATAACACTTTCTCTATTGGTCTTATCAAAGACTTCTTACAAGATATATTCTTTGGAAGAGTTGCTTACGATCAAAGAAATGTTGTAATGTGGACTGGAGAGATTGGATTGAGATTGTTTGATGAGGCTATCAACCAAATAACTCAAGGTTTCTTCAAAGATATGAAAGATTATTTCATTAAAACAGATGGTGCTTCATTGGTACCAGGTGGACCAACAGGATTGTCTTACACTGAAACTCCATATACTCAATACAAATTGAAATTTGGGGGTTCATTGACAGTTATGCACATGAAAGCTTATGATGACGTAACATTCAACACTATCCTAGATGAGAATGGTTATCCAGCAGAGTCTTCAAGATTTACATTCGTTAACTACGGATTGGGAGATGGTTTTGGTAAAAACATTTCTTACTTGAAATCTAAGAGAGATGTAGCTTATGGTTTCGAAGGTGGATTGTCAAATCCTTACGGTAACAACCAAGGTTCATTGATGTCTCACGCAGGTGACTTCTGGACAGTACATAGAATGGAATACGCAGGTATCATGGTAAAAGATGTTACAAAATGCGGTGAGTTGATTCCAGCAGTATTAAGAGGAAAATAAAACCTTTATAGGCCTTAGGGTATGAGCCCTCTAATCATACCCTTTTTTCTATCATTGGATAGAGGATAGCAGGAGGGAGGTATGGATCTCTCTGGTCTCATAAGCCAGTTTAACCAGTTCGAGTCTGAGTCGTTGCTACTATTTTTATTAATCACACAAACAACAAAACAATGAGTACACTAACAAACAAGAAGGTAAAAATTTACCCAAACATTAAAAAGAATAAGCATTGGCAAGTAAATATTGACCCTGCTTATAGACAAGCTTCTGAAAGCTATGCGTTTTTGGCTAATGCTAACACATTTAGACCACAATTTGACGAGAATGCTTACAGATACCATCTAGGCCCTACCAATAGTAGATATACTGATGAACAAATAAATGAATTAGTAAAAAAACTTGCATTAAATGACGAGTATACTAATCAAAAAATAACTTCAGCAGATCCTTCTAATAGAAAGGACCCTTTCTTTACTCATAGTAAATGCAGGGCTAAATTAGGAAGAGATATTCAAGTTCTTGACCTAAATAAACCGACAGAAGAATTGATTTATGCAATTATGTCGGCAGATTCAATGACAGTAATAGGAGAGACTTCTCTTTCTAAACATCCTGCTGCAGAGTGGATCATTGAAGATGAAATAGCAGACGCTACTGTGAGAGAATCTAAGCGTGAAAAAACAAGTAAATTACACGAAAGATACAATAAACTCACCCTATCTCAAAAAAGAGACATGTGTACCGCACTAGGTATTAAATTGACAGGAGATGAGAAGGAAGTAATTATAGAAGACTTGTTGTATTCTAAAATTACCGAAAATAGTAATAAAGAAACTTTGGCAGCTATTCAAGATTTATTTATTGAGTTGTCAGATTCTAAAAATAAAGCAAAATTGGAAGTTACTATCAATGTTGAGAAAATGTACCAATACGCAGTGTTAAGAAAAGAAAATATAAAAGTATTCTTCAATGGAGAGCAACTTCAAACAGATACTATGAATATTATTGATTTCTTACAAAAACCAGAAAATTCATCACTATATTTAAGCCTAGAAGAGGCTTTAAAAGCTAAAATGAAATAATGTTTTCAATAAAAGAAGCCCATTATAAATTTAAACAACATGCAAACAAGGTAGATGGGTTAAGAAACGCTAACTTTCTTATACCTCAGATAGACGAATACCTTTTTGAAGCTTACATAATTTATATTGAAAACATTTGTGAGCAATTAGAGATAAACCAAAAAAGAAGAGATGACATAAGGGAGCTGGAAATAAAAAATTTTCCACTCCCAGTCACTAAGGTAAACGAAGACTATTACACTGCGGATCTCCCAGCAGATTATTATAGATATTTAGAGTCCTATTCTGTATGCTTTACAGATAAATGTCCTAAAAAAACTATTAAGAATTTTTTCATACAAAAGGATGATATTTACACAAATGATCCTATGTTTAATTCTTCCTATGTTTTTGAAAGAGTAAACATGGACATGTCTGGAAATAAGTTATACTTATACTATGAAGGCTTCGATATAGAAAAAATATTTCTTTCTTATATTAGAAAACCTTTAAGACCTGGAAATCCTCAAGATTTTACCTATGGAGGAGGGCAATATAACCTTCCTGATGGTACACCTGCGGTTCAAAGAGATATAGAAATAAACTCAACTTTCCAAGCAAACAAAATTATAGATATTGCAGTATTAATCGCAATGAGAGATGTAGGTAATACTATAGATTTTGAATCACAATTAAATAAAATTTTAAACATATCAAAAATTTAACAAACCTTAAATAAATTTAAAAATGAGATCAAGAATTCAAAAACAAATGTTCCTTCCAACTGCCGCAGTAGCAGGTAGTGCGACAGGATACGGTATTGTTGCAACGGGTACTGCATTTTACAATGCTACTACTAAACAATACTTACTAAGACCAGGTCAAATTGGTTTTTACAACGCTGAAACCAATACAGCGGTAGATGCTACTACTATTGTAGGAGTAAAATCTATTTTTATTGCAATTGGAGTAGATAAAAATCTTTCTAAAACAAGTTCAGACAATGTAAGATTGGCTTCAGGTGAGACTATTACATCTTGTTCAATGGATGATGCAAGTGTAAAAGCTCCTCAAACTGGACAGTCTAACAAAGCGAAGTTTAACTTCTCTTGTACAGATTGTTCACAAAACTATTCTATTGGAATCAGAATTAACGATCCTACATTGAACTTTTTCTACCCAGAAAACAGATACCATGTAGAATTGATTTCTGTTCAATCAGAAGAGTGTCCTTCTTGCGATGGTGATTGTAATTATACCCATGACTGTGAAGAAGTTGCTTTGAAATTGAAAGCAGAAATTGAAGGAAACGAGTTGTTGTCTAAATATGTTCAAGAAGTAAGAACTTCTGCAGACCCAGTTTCTCCAATTACTCCAGCGGCAGGTTTCTCTTGTGCAATCGAAGTTACTTTCAAAGTAAACACTGCAGATTGTGGATGTTTCCCTCCAGCAGAAGCTATTGTTGATAGATACACTATTGGAGCTATCCAAGTTATCTTAGGTTCAGCATGGGCTCCAAATTCTACAAGTGTTTCTGTAGATAATACAGGAATGAGATTACCAGAAGGTCACGGTGCTAAATTGCAGTGGGAAGAGTATCTTGAAATGCCAGGCGGTACAGGCTTTGATGGTTTGAACAGCGAAGTTGAAACTACAGGAGCTCCTTACTATGCTCAATTGAACGTATCAAGAACTAAAAACTTGCTAGTTGACTGTAATCAATCATATTGCCAATATGTACTAGGATACCATACAGTTTCTCCAAATGAGAATGCAAACAGTATGAACTGGCATCCAAACTTTATCACAACTATTCTAGTTCCAGAAGCACATACTACTACTCAAACAGCAGTAGAAGCTACTTTGAATGCTTTTGTTACTACAGGGCCTTGTGGTAAAACAATTAGCCTAAATTGTATATAAAAAATATTATTAAGTAAAATTAATTAATATATTGTTTTGTGTGTGGAGTAGGTGGCAGAGGAAACTTTGCCGCCTATTTTTTTTTATACATATAACATAAATTTTATAATATAAAAATTAATACTTACTTTTGTTAAATAAAATATAAATATACATGAAAAGAATTAATATTATTTCAGAGACAATTTATAAAGGACAACACAAACTTGTAAATCAAGGTGCCTTTATCAATATGTCAGACTTGATGGGAGACATATTCTCTTGTTTTGGTATAACTTGTTGTAATGGGTTACTTGCCAGCAAATCAGATTATTTTTTAAGAAAATCCTCTTTACTTTACGGAAGAAAAAAACCAGGAGCTAACTGGCAATCTCTAAACAAATTAGTGTTAGATGTTTATAACTGTTTTACAGGTACAACATTATGTCCAGGGTCAAGAAGCGAACAATGGTGGATTACCACTGATGTTATTAGACCAAGAAAAACTGTTGAAACTATCAACTTTACCCCGATTATAGAAAAAGTATTAGATTGTTGTGGCATTATCAACACATGTATTCCTATAAACTTTAGAGCTTATCAGGAAGATTGGGTAGCAGCAGGAATATCTAATGAAGCTGATTTCTTAGCATTACTAATTGCTATGGGTAATGGCACTCCAGTTGTAAGTAATTTTTCATTATCATCGAATGTAGGAACACTGAAAAATTATCTTGCAGCATCTATTTCAGGAGCAGAAATACTAGACTTTACATTCTTAACTCCTTCTTCTGAGTTAAATTTAATAACTACTCTACCTATAGAAACTTCTTATATAGATGTTTCTGGGCAAGCGTTTAATACCGATAGTTTAGATATTTTAGGAGGATTATTCTTACAAGGTACTTTACCTAAGAGTTATTGGGATAGTTCAAGCCAATTATCTTCTGACCAACCTAGTGCGGGTGTTCAGGCAGATTTAACTGCAGATGTAAACACTGTTACTTTTTAATAAATAGACTGCATGTACATAATATCAGAAGCAATTTTTAAGGGACAAGGTAAAGCTGCCAAATTAGGTGGCTATACTAGTTTTAGTTCTATATTGTGTGATATATTTAATTGTTACAATCTAACTTGTGATGCTACTACAAATACTTATATTAAGAAAGCATATATTATAAAATCTAATAAAAGGCCTAAGAATAAATTTATTTCTCTTACAAAGCTTATATTAGATATATATAATTGCAAGGCAGGTACTTCTCTTTGTGTAGATTCAACTGATTTTCAATGGTGGATAGATGGAGGCCAAATTAGACCAAAAGCCACTATTGAAACTTTAAACTTTGACAAGATAGTTGTAAATTTACTAACTTGTTGTGGATTAGTATCTTGTGGCGGCTGTGGTTTAGCAAATGCAACAGTTGATTTATTAGATTTAGCAGGCAATCATATTGCATATATCTTTCCTAATGATATTGTTTGTACCGAAACCTTAGTACCCATAAATGATTTAGCAGGAAATTTACTGGGATATATTCTACCAACTAACACAAATGGAACCACAGTGGAAATAAAAGATTTAGCAGGAAACACCCTAGGATGGGCATATTAATAATAATAAAATAAAAATATAAATGGCAACAGTAATAACAAGCACAGATATAGGGGCTTTTTTGGAGATTTCAGGAAGTCCTTTAAAATTAAATGCTCAAGAACAATTAAGAGGAGAAAACTATATAGTTGTTTATGGAAATAATACAGATATAGCCCAAAATGGAGTTGAATTAATTAATAAATACGATTATGCTAAAACCACTACTCCTTTTGGCCAAGGATTATCTAATACTAATAGGTTTACAGTTCTTGTAGCACCAGGAAAATATTATAATGCTTCACCAGCAGTATTTCCATTGGCAGACGGTCAATTTGAATTTTCAACAGATTATGTTGATGTAGTATCATTGACAGGAAATCCTGATGTATTTTTAAGTGGTATTTCTGTAGGAGGACTTTCTTACATTAAAGGAATGAATACTTCAGAAGCTATAAGTTTAGGGGGAGTTCAAGCAGGATTTAATTTAATAGATAGCAAACCAAATCAGAAAATAGAAAACTGTATTGGAGGAAATTATTCATTTGGATGGGGAGGTAATGTAGATGGTACATTTATAAACTGTATTGGAGGTAGTGGGTCTTTTGCTTCTGTTACTACTACTACACCTCCAATGGGAATTACTGATTTAGGTACAGGTAATATAGGAGGAATATTTATAAATTGTGAGGCAGGCTCTAACTCATTTGGAAATTATACAGTTATGACTGGAGCAAATAATTTAACAGGAACATTTACAAATTGTAAAGCAGGCTCTAGTTCTTTTGGAAATGACCAATTTATAATGGGGGGTACAACACTTTCAGGATTATTTACTAATTGTAGTGCAGGTCCAGGGTCTTTTGGAGGAGGTCAATCTAGTATATTGGCAGGAACATTTACAAACTGCAACGGAGGATTTAACTCATTTGGAGGAGACACTTCTGGAGTTTTTAATAATTGTGAGTCAGGAGATTATTCTTTTTCATCTTCGGGTAAGGTTGCTTCAGGCATTTATACAAATTGTAAAGCAGGAAATTATTCTTTTGGTCCAGGAGGAGGCGTAAATGCTACAGGAATTTTTACATATTGTAAAGCAGGTAGTGACTCATTTGGCAGTGGTACAGGAACATTTACAAATTGTGAGGCAGGAGATTATTCATTTGGGGCAAGTAATCTTGCAGATGGTACATACAATAAATGTATAGCAGGCTCAAATTCATTTGGAACTAATATGGGTCCTTCTATTTCAGGACAATTATATTTTTGTCGTTTAACTTCTGGAACATTCCAGACAGTAACTGGGGCAGGTAAAACTGTATATTGTGTAGATGGAAATGGAGACCCTAATAATCAAGGATTTGCACCTCAAAATAACTTGTAATAGTAAAATATAAAAAATATGAAAAATATACAATCAATAATAGAAGGAACTTGGATAGAATTAATACAAGTTCAATTAACAGAAGAACAAACAACTCTTTTAATGTCTAAAGAAGAGTCAGATAAAGAAGCTAAAGAAGCTCTTATCCTAGAAATTAAAGCTGAAAGAGAACAACCTGCTTCACAGGAAGATGCTGAAATAGCTCAAACTAAATATGAGGAAATTAAACCTACTTTAGAAGAAGGACAAACTTACCAACTAATTGCTATGAATGCTTTGATTTCTGAAGGAAAAATAAATGGTATCCTTAACTGTAGAGTTAGTGGAGAGCATAAACAAATTAGATTTTAATTAAAAACTTTTATTCAGTAAACTCAAAATTAATTCTCATATTTGCAATACATCTAAATTATATTTATGCCAGACTTTGCAAATGAAAGAGAAAAAAATATAAGGTTCCAAGTTAGTTTAAATGAGGAACAAAAACAAGCAAAATCTGTTATACTAGAAAATAGTATAACATATATTGCAGGAAAAGCAGGAAGTGGAAAGACTTTAGTATCTTGTCAAGTAGCCTTAGATTTGTTTTTTAAGAAACAAGTTAAGCACATTATAATAACAAGGCCCGCTTTAGAAGCAGGAGAAAAACTAGGTTTTTTGCCAGGAGGGTTAGAAGATAAATTAGATCCTTATGTGCAAGCTATTTATCAAAATTTTTATGCTTTGTATAAAAAAGATAAGATAGATAACATGATAAAGGAAGGGTCTATACAAATAAAACCTTTTGCGTATATGAGGGGAAGTACATTTTGTGAAGCTGTAATTATAGTGGATGAAGTGCAAAATACTACTGAAAGCCAAGTAAAAATGGTGATGGAGAGATTGGGTAAAGGAAGCAAGATGATGTTATGTGGAGACGTTAATCAAATAGATTTAAGTAAAGGAGTAACATCAGGAATAAAATTTTTAGAATTTTTACAAGAACAAGGGTTGAAAAAATTTAGTAAAATTGTTTTAAAAACTAACCATAGAGATCCAATTGTAGAAGAAATATTAAACTTATACGAAAGTTTCAAAAATAAATAAAATGAATTTAAATTTAGAATTTAGTCAGCATAGTTGCAAGTATATTTATGTAAATAATACTTCTGAGTACGATTTGACATTAGGCAATATTGTATCTACCTATGTTAATATATTAGTTCCAGGTCAAACTGAAACTATAAAATTATTAATTCCTTTTGAAGGCCAGCTTATTTTAAATGCTAAAAATCTAGGCCAACAAACTAATCTTAGTAAATATTTACAAGATATAGCAGAAGGCTATTATACTTTAGAATTAGTGGTTGAGCAGCAATTAGATCCTAATAGCCCTATTGTAACTAATAGCGAAACTTTTTGCTATTTTAATACATGCCAATTAGACTGTACTATTGATAAAAGAACCTTAGATCTTTTACAAAATAAATGTTGCAATGAAAATGATTGTACAGGTAAATTAAGACAAGAAACAAGAGATATTGAGACTTTGAAACTATATAGAGAAGGATTAAAATCTTCTGCCAGTCTTTGTAAAAAAGAAACTGCCACGGAAATATATGAATGCCTTCAATACAAATTAGAGGTGCTAAACATTGATTGTGGCTGCAAATAAATAAAAAGATGACATTAAGTACTTATAAAGATTTATTGTGTAATTTAGATGCTCAAATTTCAAAATTAGTGCAATCTTTCTGTAGATCAGAAACTTACGGATATAAAGTTTGTAAGGATAAACTACAAAAGTTAATTTACATAAAGCAATTACTAGAAAATAACTTTAACTTACCAGAAATGAGTAAGTTATTTTTTAGTTGTACTAGCAATGAAGATGGTACCATTAAAACTATAAAAAGATTCAATAAGATTGTTGGTAATAAAGTTGAGTTAATAGTGAAAACAATTACTAAAACTGTTGACACTTCAAAAGAATTTAGATTTGAATTACCTCCAATACCTAATACAGAAGGATTTTATATTTATTCTTTATGGATAAATTGTCAAATAAATACTGTAGCAGATGTAGCAAAAGTATTAGAAATATTAGAAAAAGCAAACTATTTAGGATTTTTTAATTTCCAGTATGATGCTATTAATAATGAAATTTTTTCTAATGAATCTTATTTGTATACTGAAACCTTTGCTTATGAATATGTTTTTTTTGATGTATTTTCTACTTTGCAATGTCTAAACTTAAAACCAATTACTCATTTAATAGAAAACAATAGTTAAAAAGATAAAATTTATTTATAAGTTTGTAAATTAATTAAAACAATATGTGTGTAGATTGTAACCCTTTAGAAAGTAACACTGGATTAATTCAATATTCAGGTCCAGATTTAATTATTTGTAATGGTAATACTATTACTAATGGAGAGTTGCTTACATCTGTAATTGCTAAGTTTGATAATTGTATTGGATTACTACAAAGTCAATTAGATATGTCAAGTTTAGTAGAAAATAGTCCTTGTATTAATTTAACTAAAACTTCTTTATTAACAGTATTACAAAGTATATTAGATACTGAGTCTGCTTATTGTACTCAATTACAAATATTAAATACTCAATTAACTGCTTTACAAAATCAAGTAAATAATTTAGCATTAACAAAACCTGTTACAGTTACCGCTTGTGATCCAAGTAGAGTTACTTTAACTGAAACACCTAGTTTAAAAACTTTTAAAGTAAATGGGCTTGTTCCCCCAAAAACAATTTTACCTTATTTTGGATTACCTACAGATTTTTATCCATCAGGATTAGGAATACCTAATACTGCTACGGCAGGTTGGGCAATTGCAAATGGTAATAATGGAACTATAAATGCTTTAAATAATTTTATAAAATATGGGCCTTCAGCTATTACAACTCCTAGTGGTAATAATTCAGTTTTATTAAATTCTACAAATATTCCCCCAGTATCTTTTACCACCAATGCTAATTTTACCGTAACAGGTACTACAAATGAGGCGGGTAATCATAAGCATAGAATGATTTTTAATGATGCAGACGAGGATAATTTTTGTGGAAATTGTACTGACGGTATTCCTTTTGGTAATGATGATTTTTGTGGGGGAAATGCGGGTATAGATCAAGAGGGTTTAGCAAGTGGGGCTTGTCATACTTCCTCCAAATTAATAGGATCTTCAGGATTGCACTTCCATACATTTACAGGAAGTGCTACAGGGTCATTTACAGGAAGTACTATAAATTCTAGTGTTCAATCCATAAACACCCAACCTGTTCATATTCAAGCTATTCCCATCCAATTTGTTGGTTGTTAAAATAAATAATAAAAAAAAATAATAATATGTGTAATAATTATCCAAACTGTAATTGCTCAAGTTGTTCCCCGTGCCAAAGTTGTACTCAAGTAACTCCTACTTGTAATTGCACAACTACTTGTACTTGTACTACTGAACAATTTACAGAAGAATGTCCTTGTGGATTACAATCTACTAACTGTTTAATATATACAGGAGACAATCTAAAAGATTGTGCAGACAATGATTATATATTTAGAGGAACTAACTTTAACACTTTCTTATCTCAACTTTGGGATACTGTTAAATGTGCGGCAACCCCTACTACTAATACAGTAGAATATGATGGGGCAAATATAAGAAACTGTGACAATACTGCAACCATTGTTGCTACAGGATCCTCTTTAACTGTCGCTCTAAATAATATTTGGAATGCAGTTAAATGCTGGTATACTGATTTAGAAGAACTAATAAGTGACAAACAACCTGTTTGGAAACTAAGCAATACAATATTAGTTGGACCATCTCAACCTGCTCCTTTTAATACTTTACCAACTGCTTTAGACGAAATAGCTAAATATCATTTTGCTACAGAACAAGTTATTATTTCATTGCAAACTGGTACTTATAATTTAAGTTCTGATTTGTTAATTACAAATAAATTCCAGTATAATTTAATATTTACAAGTCAATCAGGAAATAAAAATGATGTTACAATAAATACTGGATTGTCCTCTATAGTAGTTACAAATCAAGCAGTTTTCAGAATGCTTAATTTAACTTTAACTTCTGCAGTAGATAATTTATCAGGATTACAAGTTGGTAACCTTTCAAAATGTTTAATAACTAATTGTACTATATTTTTACCAACTCAAACTACAAATAATAATTATTATTATATTTCTATAAGTGAAAAAGCAGAACTTCAATTAGATAATTTAGAATTTAATACTGCATTAGATGTTACTAAAACTAAATGTCCATTTTATGTTAGCACTTTTGCATCTTTAAGGGCAGATAATTGTAAATTTAATAATTTTTCAACAATTTGTGTAAATGATTTAAGTTCTTCTAGTTATTTTGGTAATATTCAATTTGCTAATATTTATAAAGAAGCCTTTGTTTCAGTAAATAATTCTAGTATTTATATATCAGGAGATAATAATTTTGATTTAGGAAATAATCCTACAGGTTATGAAAATACAGTTAATTATAGTGCATCTGGGACAGTATTTTATTCAGGTAATAACTCTAATATAGTAGTTTCAAATTTAAGAGTTAAAAATGTTAGTTTATATGCTCCAAATGTTCAGTATGTTGATATTGCTGGAAATGTTTTATCTTGGGAAGGTAACTCAGTATTTGTTTCAGGAAGTAACTCTAAGATAGTAGCTTCTTTATGTTATTTTGAAGCGTTTGTAAGAGCAGCTTCTATAGATAGAAATGCAATAATATCATCTTTTGCAAGTATTTATACAGATTTAGCTTATGTATATAATGGATATGTTGGGCAAGTAGCTCATGGCTGGAATCTAACTTCAAGTTCTAATGTACTTAGCAATATTTTTATTAAAAACCCATTAATAACAAATCAATTAAGTACGGGTGTTTTAACTAAACCTTTTTCTTACGATTTGGGGTTTGTAACTATGTCAGGTTGGTCAAATACTTCTCCAGTAATTTTATAATTACTTTATAATAAATTAAAAAAAAATAATTAAAATGATACAAATAAAAGTCTATACAGATAATATAAGTTTTCAATATCAATTTACAAATCAAGACATAGTTTTGCCTGGACAAGATAGTTCAACAGTGTTAATGATTAAAAGAGTATCATCTCTAAATAATGATAATGCTATTTTAAGTGATACTATTAAAGCATATTCTTCTAATATGCCTTTTGATATGTTTACCTTTAATAACTATATTTTAAGTAGTGTAATTTACCAAAACTTATCAGATGATGCAAATAATCCTACATTAGTACAATTATATGATTTTTATCATGTACCTGGGGATTATGTACAGTATCTTTATAAAACTCAACAAATACCATTATTTATCCCTACAGGTGATGCAGGAAATATAAGTGTAGACCCAGTATTTCAACCTCAACAAGTTTTAAAAACTTGGCAAGAAATTAAAAGCGAATTTCAAGATGAAGGGTACCCTTTATTAAAAATAGAAGTACCTAATTTTAATCATTATACCGCTCCTATTGGTTAAAAATAAATAAAAATGACAAGAGAAGCAATTGTAAAACTTTTTGGGTATAAAGCAGGGAGAAAATTATATAACTTACTATATAGTAGTTGTAATAATTTCTGTTGCATAGTTAAAGATTGTCTTGGAATTAGTTCTTCAGGAAGTCCTACATTGTATTTAAATCAACAAGGAGATTGGAGTGCTACTACAGGACCTCAAGGACCACAGGGTCCACAGGGTATCCAAGGAATTCAAGGAGTACCTGGCCCACAAGGAGCAGCTCTTACAGTATTAGGGTCTTACCCAGACCTTGCTGCATTTTATGCAGGTGCAGGGGGAAGCCCAGGAAACCCAGGAGAAGCTTGGATTATAGAATCTGATGGTTCATTATATGTATGGAATACAGCAACTAATGCTTGGGAAGATGTAGGAGATTTACAAGGACCACAAGGTATTCAAGGTCCTCAAGGAATTCAAGGTATTCAAGGAATACAGGGTATACCAGGACCTGTAGGTATGCCAGGATTATTTGCTCAGACAGGAAATTCAACTCCTATAACAGGAACTACAGTTGAAACTACATTAATAAACGGAGGCGTTGGAACTTTGAGTGTACCTGCAAATGGATTCCAAGTTGGCGATAGTTTTAGAGCAGTATTTGGAGGGGTTATAAATGCTGCTAATAACCAAACTATAAGAATAAGAGTTAGATCAAATGGTGCTTTATTGTTAGATAGTGGTTTACAAAATCTCGGAAGTGCTGTTGTAGCTGATGTTTTTTCTTTAAATATTGATTTTACTATTAGACAACTTGGTGCTGCTGGTGTAGCCTCTATAGTTTCTTTGGGAAGTTTTCATTATACTAAAACTTCTAATGCTTCTGTTCAAGGGTTTGCATTTAATGTAATTAATAATACAACTTTTAATACTACAATAAATAATACTTTAGATGTCACTATACAATGGGGAAGTAACAATGCAACAAATAATATCTACAGTGATATTTTTATACTAAACAAAACATATTAGACAAATAAATAAATAGATAATGGCATTTTTAGAAAAAAAATTATTAAGCAAAAAAGACCTCTTTATTTTATTTGGGAGAACTGCTGGTACAAGACTGTATAACTTAATATATAAATGTTGTGGATTAGACAATTTTACTTCTTACACAGTTTCATTAAAACAATTTGGCATAGGATCTGAACCTACAGTAGAAGTTTTATTTAGTAATGGTTTACAAGTAACAGCAACATATAGTTATATAAATCCTGGAGAGTATGCAGTGGTGTTTGACAAACCTATTTTTAATAGCCCCTCAGATTATGCTACAATATTAGGAGGCACTTTTACTAATGGAGCTGATACTTTTTTAGTCCAAGTAGTCCCTACTTTTATTAATTCAATTCTAATTACTTCATATAAGAACGGAATTCCTTCAGACGATGTTATTGGGAGCACTATACCTACAATTTTAGATATAAGAAAATATAATTAATTATGAGTAAATTTACAGAAGAAAGTTTGTTAGAGTTCTTAAAAGCAAAGTATGCTTATTTAAAGGATAATGATGCTGCAGCGTTAAAAGTATTTAATCTTATAACTAAGAAATAATGGGAAAGTATTTTAATGCATTCATAATGTCCATAATTACGTTTTTTTCTCCGATAGCGGGTTTATTATTAGCGGTAGGAGCTATGATTGCTCTAGATACTATATTGGGCATTACAAAAGCAATTAAACAAGAAGGATGGGAGTCTGTCACGTCTAGAAGAGCAAGTGTTATTATAAGCAAGTTTTTACTATATCAATTAACAGTAATAACATTCTTTATAATAGACTACAATTTGATAAATGAGTTCACTAAGGCACACTATCAGAATGATTATTTACTAACTAAATTCATAACATTGTCTTTGTGCTTTGTTGAGGCGAAAAGTATTGATGAAAATATAAAAGCTATCTTTGGTTTTTCCATTTGGACAAACTTAAAAGAAGTTTTAATAAGAACTCAAGAAATAAAGAAAACTACAAAAAATAAATAATTAATGACAATTACTTATTTAAATTTTTTACCTAATCAAGGGTTTAATGATACTATTTATTATCTAAATCCAGAAGGTAAATTTTATGGATGGGATTTTCAAAATAATAGATTTTATAATTTATCCACTCCTAATTTAAATGATGTAGAAGGAATTTCTTTTGATAATTTAGAAGAAGGCGATGTATTATCTTATGATAGTACTACTCAAAAATGGATTAATAAAATACCTGGAACATCAAGTGGAGTAAATTCTTTTAATGAAAGACAGGGAGATGTATATCTAGAAAGCGGGGATGTTACTTACGCACTAGGATATACACCAGAGAATGTAGCAAATAAAGTTACTGTAATAATTCCCGAAGAAATAAGTGATGTAAGCTATCCAAGCACAAGTGCGGTGTATAATTATATTACAGGTGCAATTTCAAAGTCTTATGGTTCTTGGAAAAATGAAGAAAGTCAATTTGCGGCTACTAATACTGAAGGATATGGAATTAAATTTAATACGGCAGATATTTCAGAACAGGGGATTAATATAGAACTTGATTTATTAGGAAATAAAACTCTTATTAGGTTTTTAAATCCTGGAAAATATAATATACAGTTTAGTTGTCAATTTGAAAATATAAGTACAGAATTTAACGATGTGTCTATTTGGCTAAGAAAAAATGGAGAAGACTCTATTGCTGATATAGCAGGAACTGCTCGTTATATAACAATACCCGTTAAATATAATGAAATAAATGGTCGTAATACAGTATCATTTAACTATTTTGTAGAAGCTATTGCAAATGATTATTTTCAACTTGTATGGGCCACAACAAATTCTGAAACTATAAGTATGAAATCTTACGAAGCAGTTAACCCTACACCTAGTTCTTATTCAGCAATATTAACAATTAATCAAATAAATTAAAACTTTTAAAATATAAAACCATGAAATTATCAAAACATTTAGATCTAGCAGAAGTTACTAGATCAGAGACTGCAAAAAGAAAAGGAGTTAGTAATATGCCAACTCCAGAACACATTGAAAACTTTAAATTATTGGCTGAAAAAATATTCGAGCCTATTAGAGAGCATTTTAATGTTCCTATTTTTATATCTAGTGGATATAGAAGCAAAGCTCTAAACCAAGCTATTGGCGGGAGTTTAACCTCACAACATTGCCAAGGTGAAGCAATTGATATTGATATGGATGGTAGCTCAAGCGGAGTTACTAATGCTCAAGTATTCCATTACATTAAAGATAACTTGAATTTTGACCAAATGATTTGGGAATTTGGTACAGATAAAAATCCTGATTGGGTTCATGTTTCTTATGAATCAACTGGTAAACAAAGAAACCAAATACTTAAAGCCGTAAAAGTTAACGGTAAAACAAGTTATGTTCCTTATAAATAAATTAAAACTACAAAAACTTAAAAAATAAAACTATGAAATTTTTTAGAGAAATGTTTAGCGATGATAATTCAATTAATGAGAAATCTGTTATTGGATTCCTGGCATTTATTATGATGTCCTTATTCGCAATTGTAGATATTGTTACAGGATATTTAGGAAAAGAGCTTGTTGTAAATGAATTTATATTCAATGCTTTTGAAGTGCTAGTGTTAGGTTCATTTGGTATTGCAGCTACAGAAAAAATTACAAGCATTATAAAATCTAATAAAAACGAAGAAAACGAAGCAGAATAATGAAATATTTATTTATAATTCTTATTGTTTTACTAGGAGTATATATGTGGATTTCAAAAGACACTATTGCCAAAGATGAAGCTATTATACAAAGACTAGAAGACAGTTTGTCTAGAAAAGTTGACACATTGATAGTGGAAAGAGAGGTGGTGAAAGATCATTACATTAAATCCAAAGAGATTGTATATAAGATAGATGAAAGATATGTTGCAGGCAAAGATTCTGTTTGTGACAGCTTAGTGGTAGCCCTAAAAACATCCCTTACAAACTGTGATAAAGTAATAGTTAAATCAGATACTTTAATCAAAACAATGCTTGTAAGGGATACAGTTAGAGTGAAACATATACAATATTTGCAGGCAAGAAATAAATTTTCTTTAATAGCTGGTCCAACTCTATCCTTTACCCCACAAGGTATACAGCCTGGTGTTGGTATTGCTTTTGGAATAAAAATAAAATAAAACTATTGACAAATAAAATAAAAGAGGTATATTTGCAGAATATTTATCTCACTGAGACAAATTTCTGGTGCCTGACGTTTGAGGGGAAACCCTGGTTCATAAGATTTCACTAGATAGTTTTAAATAAGTAAGGACCTCCGAGGATTAACAATTTAGATACCTTTAGGGAAGGAGAGGAAAAAATAGGATCAAAAGACGTAAGAATTGGGCTTCCCAGTTTCCTATAAAATACACGATAGTAAATATTCCTAAGTACAGAAATGTATATGGAGTTTTATGAACGAACTTACCAATAGAAACAAGATAGATGCGTTTATTGCAAAGTATTCAAATTGCCTAGATTTTTTCTCGGGAGAACCTTTTATTTTCTAAATATATATACTATAACTTATGTTCTAGTAATATGCCATAATTATGTTAAAAAATCACAAAAAATACATTTTTTTCTTCTAATTAAAAAAAAAGTAGTATCTTTGCGTGAGATAAATATAAAGATAGAGCAATTCTATCGGATACCCCTTGCTGATTCCCTTTAAGCAAGGGGTATTTTTTTTATAAAAACTAATAAAATCATAATTTTTTTTTACTTTTGTAAAAAAATATGTGCGATAAATAAAAAAAGTATTACTTTTGCATAAAAATTATAATAATGATAGCACAAAAAACAATAAATAAATTTTTAAATTGGAGAGAAAACAATCAAAATTATCTACAATTTGGAAGACCGAGTAAAAAAACTTTACTTAAAAGACTAAACAGAGAAGGGTTTAACCTATGTCCAGAAGAATTAAATTTCTTACTGAAACAATCAGGAAAAAATTCCTTTGTAAAAGAAAAAATAAATGAAGGGACTAATGTATGGGTTCCTACAGAGATGGTAGATACTGTTAAAGAATTAAATGCTATCTACCAAGAAAGTAAAAAACTAGGATTGCCTGTAGAAGATGTAAAGCATGGGTGGTTAAAAACACAAGATGCTTCAATGTTCTTTACTAATCCTTTATACAAGAAAAAAGAAGAAGATGGATTCTATAATGAACTAATAGAAGATTTACAAAGTTTTTCTCCTTCTTTTCCTGTAATAAAAAGAACCCCTAGTAGTGAGGGCCATCTATTGATAATAGATCCTGCGGATATTCATATAGGTAAATTAGCTATGGCTTTTGAAACAGGAGATGAATATAATGTAAATATTGCGGTAGAAAGAGTTTTAAAAGGGGTACAAGGTATTTTGGATAAAACATCAGGGTTTAATATTGACCAAATTATTTTTGTAGCAGGAAATGATATTTTGCACACTGATAATCCAAGGAGGACTACAACAAGTGGTACTCCACAAGATACAGATGGTATGTGGTATTCTAATTTCTTGGTAGCCAAGCAGTTGTATGTAGATGTGTTAATGATGTTAATACCAGTGGCAGATGTTCATTTTACATTCAACCCATCGAACCATGACTATACTAACGGCTTTTTCTTAGCAGATGTGATTAAGACTTGGTTTAGAAACTGTGATAATATTACTTTTGATTGCTCTATTGCACATAGAAAGTATTATAAATATCATAATAATCTAATAGGAACAACTCACGGAGATGGAGCAAAACAAAATGATTTGCCTTTGTTAATGGCCCACGAATCAAAAGAATGGAGTGAATGCAAGCATAGATATATTTATACTCACCATGTACACCACAAGACCTCTAAGGACCATATAGGAGTAACAATTGAAAGTTTAAGAAGTCCTAGTGCTTCAGATAGCTGGCATCATAGAAATGGGTATACAGGAGTACCAAAGGCGATAGAAGGATTTATTCACCATAAAGAGTTTGGACAAGTGGCAAGGTTAACTCACATATTTATATAGTAGTATGAGAACTTTTTTTTATTCTACAGGAGGAAATATAAATAATAACCAAGTCAATGTTGATATGGGAGAAAACACTATAAGTTTAGTAGAAATTTATAGGTATTTTATTTCTCACCCTTTATGCAAATTTAGAAATATGCCTTATCAAATTTTTTTAACAAGTTATACAAATTGGCTAGAAGCACAGTATAATTAAAAATAAAACATTATGACAATAAGAGAAATTATAAGTGGGTATAGGGTGCCTATAGATCATGGTCTTCCTACAGATGACACAGATTTTCCTACAAAATATATCTATCATTTAATGAAATTAGCTAGAGCTAGATTAATATATGATAGATTAAATGACCCTAGGTTTAATTATAATTTAGCTTTACAAACTTTAGAATGTGTTGAGCTTCAATTAGCAGATACTAACGAATGTTGTGAAAAGCTTCCTTCAGGATGCAAGTGGTTGAAATCAAAAAACCCTATCCCTGAAACTATCAATAACATGATTAACAAAGTGTATAATGATAGGGGAGATACTTACAATAGAATACTATCGGAGTCTTCTAACTCATTTAAAAGATATTCTTTTATTGAAGAAAGTGATTTTAAATATTTGATTAAAAACAACTATTTATTTGTACCAGATTTAAATAGTCCTAAATGGATAAAAATTGAAGGATTATTTTATGATGACGAAGTAATTAAAGCTACATGTGGCCCAGTTTGTGATTTATTAGACACAGAGTTTCCTTTAGATAGCAGACTAGTTACAACTATGTATTCTATTATGAATGAAATGATAATGAAAGTATATCCTTACTTTAAGAAGGATGTTACAAATGATAGTACAACTGACGATACTTTAAATAATGCGAAGGGTAAGTAATAAACCAAAACCTTTTTATTCTCTAACTCAAGCGGCAAAGGATAGCAAATTTGAGGATAAGCAAACATATAAAAGAGTTGTAGAAGAAATATTTAAAGTTGCTGGACAAAGACTCATCTATAGAAACAGAGTGAGTCTTTCTGGATTGGGGATATTTTATTTAACTGCTTATAAATCTGATAAGAAATTAGTAGATTTTGGAATGACAAAAAAATTAGGTAAAACTATCTACTATACAAATTTTCATTCAAATAGAGTTAGATATAGAATATCTTGGGGAAAAAGCATAAGAACAAAGTATTATAGCTTTAAACCATATAGATTTTTAAATAGAGAATTAGCTAAAAAAATAATAAACGATGATTAATATAGAATTAGTACCTATAAGCACTGTAATTGAAAACTGGAAACAAATTGCAGTATCAGAATTAAACTTTAACGAAGATCTACTCACTGAGTGGATCTTAGATGCTTATAACGATATTGGGACTTATAAGCAATATAAAGAACGAGTACAGAAGCTTAAAATAAGAAATTATAAAGCACAGCTTCCTTGCGGATTTAGACAGTCTTTATATGTATTAGCACAACCTATACGACCTCAAGAAGAAACTTTTTTCTTGACAGAGTACATTAGACAAGAGCCTGGTAATGAAAACTGTACATGGGAGTATAAAAGAGTTTGTAAATGCCCTGAAGATAAACATTGTAATTGTGAACAAAACTACATAGAAACTGCAGGATATTTATTTATCAATAATCTAGAGCAAGCAAAGGGTTTCAAGTTTGCAACAGTACAAGATTTTACACAATGGTACACTACGGACCCAAGAAGATGGATAGTATTACAACCTCAAAAAAATGAAGTATCGCTTTTAAATTATAGAGAATTGGGGATTCATTTACACCCTTCACATTTTTTTACCATAGATAATGGATATATTATAACAGACTTTAAAGAAGCGGATTTATTAATTGGGTATTTGGGAATGCCAATTGGAGAAGATGGACTTCCGTTAGTTCCAAATATGGGAAGTTATACAAATGCTTTAATTGCAGCACTAGAAAGAAAGTTTGCTTATATACAATATAGAAAGAGCAGAAGTGGTGCTGATTTAAACTTTTTCCAACTAGCTGATAGAGAATATTCAAAATGGAAAATTAAAGCGAGAGAAGACATGAATGCTCAAACATTTGAAGAAATGTGGGCTATGGGTGAAGCTACAAATCAATTTTTGGTGCCTAATCAATATCATGGCTTAGACCAGAGAAAATCACAAAAAATAAATAACGGTTTTACAAGATATTAATAAGTTAAGCTATGGCAGAGCAAAATAGTAATAAAACAAGAAGTTTTCAAGATATAAAAAATTATACCTTTACTAAGGGTATAAATGTAGATGCCTCTCCAGAAGCACAACCTGCAGATACCTATAGAGCAGCTTTGAATATGGTGAAAGAATCTTCTGAAGGGGATGAAAATTTTCTCACCACAGAATATTCTAACGCATTTAGAATCAAGTTGCCTGGGAAAGTTTTACATTCTAATCTAATTAAACAACTCAATCAAGTTGTAGTATTTTTACATACAAATGAAATAGGATTATATGATCCTAATTTAAATACTTACACCCTCTTGTATTCGGACCCAGGGTTAGATTTTAATATATATTTAGAATCAGTTTCTTTTACAAAAACAGAGTGTGAAGATATTGTATTAATTTTTTGGGATGGTAAAAACAGAGTGCGAAATATTAATGTAACTAAGTATCTTAAAGAGGGGCCTGGTTCTGGAAATATAGAAGAATTAGAGTTATTTAAAACTGCTGAAACTTGCATTAATTTAGCAGATGTAAGCTTTATTGAAAACTCTGCATATAATGTAGATGCAGGAGTATACAGACCTTTTATTCAGTATGAAGATACTGATGGCAATACTACTAACTATTATATTATTAATGAGAATATTCCTTTAATAGAAGACAGTGTTTCAGGTACATTTCAATATATTGATGGTAATCCTTCTAAAATTTTAAATAAAAGTATTGTATTATTATTTGAAAATGTAGATACTAAATACCCTTATATGAACGTAGGGTTCATAAAAACAGTTAATGGTGTATCTACTTCTTTTATATTTAAAAGACTGCAACCTGTCTCACAAAATATTACAGTTACTTACGGGGGAGATATTACTTTTACTGAAACTGTAGATTTGGCAGAAGTTTTAAATAAAAGAGCTTTTTATGTATCAGCAAAACATGGTTTGATTTATAATAACAAACTTTTAATTGCAGGAGTAAGAGGAATTAAAAATGTTGATTACCAGCCTTATGCTAATGATATATCTGTAAAATATGTTACAGGAAGAATAAATTTAAGTAGAACAAAAGGATATAAAAACCCTGAGCATGTTATTCATCACAAATCTTGGATGAGGGATGAAAATTATATGATAGGAATTGTATTGGAATTTGAAGATATGTCAGAATCTCCTGTATTTCCTTTGATTAATAAAAAATATACTCCTTTTCCCGACTGGAATATAGAAAACCCTCAAACTAATGATACTGTTCTTTGTTGTACAGATGATAGAAAATATTGGAAAGAGGTTAATACAGCAAAAAGAACTGCATATAATGAATTTGCAGGAGATCTTAGTGTGACAGATTTTTGTTCAGGAACGATTGATAATGATTCTAACAATATTAGATCTGAAGGATATTTAGGCTACTTTGAGTCAGAAGAAAAATACCCTGTTATACCTAGATGTGCAGGCAACCCAGAACAACAAAGTGGATATATGTATCCTGTAGATATTGATCCTATTACTAAAAAAGTTACAGGAAAAAATATTACTTTATTTAAAATGCCAGACTCAACTATTGAGCCTTTTCATAATAATATTACAGATGATTTTGCTATTGAGGACAATAAAAATAGATATGATAGTAAATATGATAGTTTAGAGATTTATCCTTTAGGTATAAAATTAGAAGGGGTAGTAATGCCTACTTTAGAAGAAACGGGAGGAGTTAAAGTTACAGGATATAGAGTAGTATATGTAAGAAGAGATACTTTTAATAAATCAGTACAAGATAAAGGTTGGTTTGTTGAAATGTTCAAAAACAATCTTAATGGACAAGATTTTATATACCCTAAACATAATGTTAATGCCGCAGCTAAATGGGATTATTTTTCCAATCTTAGAGATAAAACTATAGAAACTTCTAGTCCTATTCAAGACTTTGTTGCAAACTGTGGATATGGTACACATTATGATAATGGTATTATGTTTTATGGGGGAAATACTATGTTTGCTCAACAAGGATTAAACGTAAACTATGTTAAGATAGAGCAACAATACAATACCGTAGGATATTATATAGACTCTATAAATGGGGTAAATACTACAAATTCTAATAGTGGGGAACCAGTAATAGACCCTTCTACCTTTAAAGATAAAGACGGTAGACTGAGATCTGCTGCAGTTCAAATATATAACTTTTATGATTATGGTTATGTGCAAAATACAGACGGATCTATTGATAGAACTAATGGTTATAAAAATAGATCTTTAAAGTATAACTTTAAAAATATTTGTATAGACAATTACTCTTATGTAAATGATAATGTAATCTTAAATAAGATATTAAACTCTGAATATTCTTTAGTTAATTTTTACAGAGAGAGCGGGGTTTATTTAGATTATCAATTAAAGTCAGATTTGTCTTTTAATAAAAACTTAGAATTTTTCAACTCAGATACAAGTAGTAAGAAATGTTATACGGGCGCAGGAGGAAGTTCTCTTCCATTTGATTGGTTTTCAGTAATTAGTTATAATATAATATCTGGTAATAAAATAAGACTTAATGCTCAATCTCCAGGTAATTATATTTTAAATGAAAAATATTTTGTTTATAGCCCAGGAGTCTTTTCTCCTTTATTACCAGGAGATGAGTTTGAAGTTACAAATCTTGGCCCTATTTCTGGGTTTCCTCCACAACAATTTGTAGAACTTACAAAAATAAACTCAGGTACTTTTCCTGTTTCATCAATAGGATCTATATTTAATTTTTTATGGTTGCAAAAAATACCTAACTATGCAGCAGAACAAACATTTACAGCAACTTCAACAACTTTAGTTAGTTACACCAACAACTATCCTGTAGGTACTACAATTATTGTAAGTAATTCTACTGTTCCATCAGTAATATCTAATTCAAATACATTTATTGTTACTAATAGCACTACTTTAACTAGAACTGGAGGGCCCCCTCTTACTGTAGGTAGTTCGGATGTTTTTGTTACAGCTACTGCTCCTTTTGTTCCATCAGGGGTTTCTTATTTTGATGATTATTTGGATAATACCACTGCGCCAGGAATATTAGATGAATGTAACATTGGTTATATTTATTATGGATCT